GCGCTCACAGACCAATTGCGCCATGTAGTTATCTCGGCTGGTTGAGTAACCTGTTTTGGTCTTGGCAATCACATCAGCTACTCGGCTTGCGGTTACTTTACCGAGGCGCTGTGCAAACCATTCTGGTGTTCCCTGTTCAATCATTCTTGTATCTCCAAAGTAACTTGACAATCTGCTAAACCAAACGAGTTATCTGTACAAAACATTTCTAATTGGTCTGACAATTTTGCGTCAATAGTTTTTTCTAGCGTTTCCATATTTGCTTCATAAAAAACAGAAATATATGCTTCAAATGTTACTTTGATGGTCTTAAATTTCTTCATTGCTCTTTCTCCACAGGCACATCACGCCATTCGCCGTTTAATTCATACTTGACTTCGTTATCTGATGCGCCTTGAGCCGCCCACCATTGCTGAAGGACACGGATTGTTATTTGACATCCGAGATCACGAGAAACAAAGCGTAGTTTAGGTGTTGGTGTCATGCCAAACTCGCTTTCTTTTCGTCTTTAGCTGCAATGATTTTCTTCTGCCAGTTGGCATCAGTCCCACAAGCCTTGTACGCCGCTGTGTAAGCCGCCTTCAGTTCGTCAGAATCTTTTGCGTCTTGGATTGCAATCAGGTGGTCAGCCATTGCGCTTGAATCCACAGTTGTCTTTTTAGGTCTGACAGCAGCCTCGCCATCATCATCCTCTGGAGCGATACCACAAGCTGCCATTAGTGACGCTCTGCGACCATAAGTCAAAGCCGACATAAAACCTTGCGGGTCGTTCTTTTGTGCGGGAAAGAACAAGCAACCACACTCCAACATCTCACCAGATTCGTGGACAAACACAGTCTCAACCATGATGCCGTTCTGATGGTCGTAATTCTTCTGAAGCAAGAAGATGCCATTGTTGTTTAATGCGTCAATCACAGCCTCAACGCAGTTTGAGAGATTTGCGTATTTGCTACGGAAGTGTGGATTAGTTGCAGTCTTGAGTGCAGGGCCAAATTCTTTTTGCGCTTTGACCAAAGCTGTTGCGATGTTTTTCATTTTGTACCCCACACGAAAATGTCCAAGATGACAACAGCGAAAGCCACCAAGCTGACAGCAATCATTACTTTGTCAACGAGAGGCATTGTGTCGCTTGGGACTTCTATTGCTGCGCCATTCTCAAGTGTGGCAGGGAACGCCTCATTGAGTGTGCGTGGGAAAGTGCGGGTGGTGTCATTGATTTCCATAATTACTCCTTAAAAGACCTTCGGCGAAGGCATGACTAGATATTACTTGATTCCAGCTTATGTGTGACCATAAAGCCAAAAATAAATCCGATTGTTGTTGTCAAAATGCGACATTCCATTGTCCACTCAGCAGGGTTAAAGCTAACCGAGATGAATGAACCGATGAGATAGAAGAACGCAAGAGTCACAGCGAACGGGAGCAGGATTAGGGCGATTGTCTTTATCACGGCGTTTTCTCCAACCTTTAGCGATAAACATTATCAAAAGCCTTTAAATTGAGAGTGTCGATTGCGTAATCAATCTCTCGCTGAATTGCATCATCTTTTTGATACTTTGCGTATTGGCGCTCAAAGTCCTCAATGACGCTTTCAGAGAGAAGGTTGTAAATGCAATCTTCAGAATTTATGTAGACATTCCACAAGCTGCCTGTGTACTGTTCAAAGTGACACACGAACTTAGCGCTGGAATCTTCGTGGGTAAGGGTAAGAATATGAAACATGGTTTTCTCCTTAAAAGACCCTCACAGCGAGGGCATGAATAAATCATAAGACAAAAACAACGCATTGCAAAAATATTTTTAGTGTGTTGTAAAAACCAAACAGTTTTGTCTCATTTTTGATACACAATAAATTATGTACTTTCCAAAATGCTTTCCTGACCACAAAACTTATAGAGAATGGGTTGGTTACGCCAAACAAGCAAGAGAGAATGTTTCTCCATGTGAGGACTGTCTTGTTTCCTATGAACTCAAGATGAAATCACAGGGTAGATGCGAGAGGAATTGGTTAACAAAAAACTTAGTCATTGGCAGAAAATCACTATCCCAAGGAATGTTTGAATGAAACTCAGAAACGCTCACAAAGACCTATTAAAACGCCTGACCTACGGCCCGAAATCCACAAAGTCTTTCACTCACGGAGACTCAGGAAACAGCCAGCTTGGGCTTCACTTTCAGCGATACCTAGACGAAATGGCGCAACAGGGTCTCGTTGTTGTAATTTCGCAACACGGCGAAGATATGTGGCATATCACAGAGCATGGTCGAAAGAATCTGGATGCTCCGAAGGTAGCGACAACAAGAAAAATCGTAGCTGGCACGACTGTCGGCAATTACGATGGTAGAGAATTGACTAGGACTTGTCAGCGACCTGGTGCGTATGACTTTCTAGCCTATCCCTCGCTCATGGGTGATGAGCGTATTTACAGAGGTGTTTTATGAAAACTTTGATTGGAATCTCACTAGCCTTGGCTTCTTTTGTCGCACAGGCTCAATTCTCAACTCATACCTACATGGTTGGAAACAAAATGGTCACTTGCACGACCACCTGTTCTGGCCCTAATATGTGTACCACGAGCTGTTTCTGATGAGCTACGCTGACATTGAAATGAAGGTTATCCAATGGGGTGAGGCTCGAGGAATCGTGCAAAACTCTACCCCTTTGGCACAAGCAATTAAGACTAGAGAAGAACTTGACGAACTTTATCTAGCCCTTGATGCAAACGATAAAGCCGCTTTAGCTGACGCCTACGGAGACATTCTGGTGACTTTAGTCATGGGCTGCGCCTGTGCGGATTTAGACCTTGTGGAGTGCTTTAAAGGCGCTTATGAGGAAATTAAAGACCGCAAGGGTTATCTCAATAAAGATGGCGTTTTCGTAAAAGAAGTGCTATGATTCCCAAAAGACGCTTGGCGGCGTTTCTCAGTAGGGTTACACATGGAGTCTGCTGGTACTGAGCCAGTCCGCCAACATCCGCAAGGGTGAGACTTCAGGTGTAGCCCTTTTTTTTGGAAAAACATGGCTAATCATGTAAAAAAACACGGTATGTCAAATACATCAACATATCGTTCATGGCATATGATGCTTCAAAGATGCTATAACAAAAATAATCCTTCATTTATTTATTATGGTGAAAGAGGTATAACTGTTGATGAAAAATGGCGTTCTTTTGAAAATTTTTATAAAGATATGGGGGATAGACCAGAAGGAACATCTATTGATCGCATAGATGTAAATGGAAACTATTGCAAAAATAATTGTAAATGGTCTTCTTTATACGAACAGGCAAAAAACAAAAGAAAATTTAAAAATTGCAATTCAAATGTTACTGGTGTTCATTTTTATGAAAAACATAATAAATGGATTGCTTACATTACAAGAAACAAAAAACGAAAACATTTGGGTTATTTTTTAAATTTTGATGATGCAGTAAAAGCAAGAAAAATTGCAGAAATTAACTGTTAAAATTTTATGAGACATGGCTAGGTTGGACTAATTACCCAACTGAAAAGCGAACCACCCCGCCTGCCATCGTTTCTTTTTCAGGGTGTGTTTTTTAAGGGTGCGACATGAAGATCAGAAATTGGTCAAAGTTTCAACATTTCAAAGACCGCAAACCGCCGTGGGTAAAGCTGTATCGTGATGTGCTTGACGATATGGAATGGTATGAATTAGACCCTCTTGCTAGCAAAGTGCTAGTTATGTGCTGGCTTATCGCTAGCGAAGATGAAGGTCGCTTACCAAACACAAAAACTCTTGCATTTCGCCTAAGAATGACAGAAAAGCAAACTTTAGATTGCTTAAACAAACTGTCTCATTGGTTGGAACAAGATGATATCGACTTGATATCAGAGCAATATCAAACTGATAGTCTAGAGACAGAGATAGAGACAGAGACAAAGAAAGAGACAAAGAGCGATACCGCTATTGTTTTGCCAGATTGGATGCCTTTGGAAACTTGGCAAGCGTTTTTGGCTATGCGGAAGAAAATCAAGCGAGTACCAACTGACCACGCTGTTCATCTGTTGATTAAAAAACTTGATCGTTTTCGTGCAAATGGGCAGGACATTCAGGCTGTGCTTGAAAAATCAATCACAAGCAATTGGCAGGATGTTTTTGAAATCCATGAAAAACAAGCCTTTGTTAACAAATACGATGTGGCTCATGTCACAACCCCAACCCCTGCCAACCATGACGCTGCCCTACGCAAGATTGAGGAAGATGCAAAGAAGGCTGTTAAACCAAACTCTGAGGTTCAGGCCAAGATTGCTGAACTTTTAAGGGGTCGAGCATGATTTACAAAAATGGAATTAGAACACCTGAAAAACACCGAAGCAAAAGAATGGCTGAACCGCTACGCACAGAAGAAATCGACTCTAGGCTCAAGAAAAGCGCTTGCATGGTGGATGGGCGTATTAGAGGACTTGCGGAGAATCAGAGGCGAGTCCGCTACTTTGGATTTGAGGCAACGCATGAACAGGTTAAAAAAAGAACTTGTGACGAACTCGGAATCTGCCAAAAAATAAACTGTGAGGTATGTCAATGAGATACGCCGCTAGGGTAGACGCAAACCAAATGCAGATTGTTTCTGCTTTGAGGGCGGCTGGCGCTTATGTGTGGATTATCGGGTTACCTGTGGATTTGTTGGTTGGATACAACAACAAGACTTTTTTAGTTGAGGTTAAGACAGATTCAAAGAAAAAACTGACAAAATTACAGACAGACTTTTTTGAGAAGTGGTGCGGTGGAACTCTCTGCCGCATTGATGGCCCTGAAGCAGCTTTACGAATGATTGGAGTGGTCAATTGAGATACGAATTAAGAACACCAGAACAAGCAACATCTCTGATGCAGTCTCTTTGGCCTAAAGTCAAAGAAGCTATCAAGGTCGGTAAACAGCTATCGCTTGAGATTAAGCCTATCAATAAAAGTCGTGAGCAAGAAGAAAAGTATCACGCAATGATTGGCGAGATAGCCAAGCAAGCACAACACTTAGGCGCTAAGTGGGACGCAGAGGATTGGAAACGACTTCTTGTTGACCAATACCTAAGAGATGTAGGAATGTACTCAAGCAAAGTATTGCCAAACCTAGACAACACAGGCATCGTGCAACTTGGCTTTCAAACCCGCAACTTCACAAAAGAACAAGCAAGCGAGTTTGTTGAATGGCTACATTCTTGGGGTGCAAATAACGGAATCACTTTTGAGGAAAAATTATGACAGATAAAGAACTGTTAGAACTGGCTGCTAAAGCTGCTGGATATAAAGGCGAATACCAAAATGGTGGCGAATGGATGAGCGTCCGATATGGTTTTACAGAAGCGTTTTATGTAGACGATCTTGAAAAGTATTGGAACCCATTAACAGACGATGGTGATGCGTTGCGTTTGGCTGTGAAATTAAAAATTAAGGTTCATGTGTGGGGTGATGAAACAAATGGTGGAATAAGGGTAAATGACATTATTCAATGGAATCTTGGCGATGACCCATATGCAGCAACCCGCCGAGCAATCGTTAGAGCGGCGGCAGAAATTGGAAAGGGAATGAAATGAACGATATTTTGATTTTTATTTGTGGCGCTTTGTTTCCGCTGTATCTGAAGATTATGGTTTCGGCTTGCGATGCTGTGATTGCCTACATTGAGAAACAAAAGTGAAGTTTGTCACGAAAGTAAATCGAAATACTGGCATGAATCCAATTGCCAGAGCGATTGCCAAGAAGAAACTCAAAGAATCAATCACAAGCCACAGAATCTCAATATTCCTTTTAGACGATGGTGAAGATGCCTCAAGCGAGATGGTCGCTACTTCACTTCCCGTCTATGCAATGATGACTTGTTTAGAAGAACTCAAGCAGACAGACTCAGTTGAATACAGAAAGCTAAAAAGTGCAGGAAACATTCTTTTACGATGCTCAGAATCAGGATTCAAGTGGAAACGAGAGTACACAATCACAATCGACAACGCCCTCGAAATCTGCCAAGAACAATGGACAAGAATCCCACCCCAAACACTCAACAGAGCGATCAATGCCCTCACTTCAGCGCCTGTTAAGCAGAACTGAGGAAGATGGAGACTGCCTGATTTGGAAATCCACCCTGAACCACAACGGCTATCCGACTATTCGGTTTTCGCAAAAGACTTGGAATGTCAGAACAGTTATCGGGCTTCACTACGGAAAGTCAAAGCGCAAAGGGGATGTTTACACCACAATCTGTAAAAACAAACTCTGCTTGGCTGAAGGACACATGAGGGCGGTGAGCCGAAAGGTCTTAGCCGAGAAAATGGACAAATCTTATGCCTCAAATCCTGTGAGGGCGGCAAAGATTTCAGAAAGCAGCCGTAAACGGGGTAAATTGAGCGTAGAGAAGGCTAATTTAATTCGGTTAAGCCCTGACACCCAGAAAGCACTTGCAGAGCGCTATGGGGTCTCTAAACGGGTCGTGTGGGAGATAAAGCGTGGAATTAGGTGGAAAGACTACAAATCTAACTTTTGGGGTGGTTTATGACGCAAGATGAAATCATTGAATTAGCTAGACAGGCTGGTTTTGTTGAGTACGAACTGGATGATGGAACTACAAACGCATTTGATAAACGCTATGAAGCCTTTGCCAAACTGGTAGAGGACAAGGTTCGCCAAGAAATCATTGAGAAAAATGCGCCAGTAATCAAAAAAGTAAACGACCACATCAAAGAACTTCAGGATGCTGTCAAAGCAGAGCGTGAGGCGTGCGCAATGGTATGCGGCAGATTGGCAGATGAAGCATTGGTAGTTGGCGATGAAGATGCTGTAATGTGTTTTGAAGAAGCAGAAGAATTAATCCGAGCAAGAGGTGAAGCATGACACAAGATGAAATCATTGAAATGGCTCAACAGGCTGGTCTAGGTTTTTTACTTGAGGCTGGCTTTATGTGTCATCAAGAAGTTAAAGACTTTGCCAAACTGGTAGCAGCTAAAGAAAGAGAGCGCATTTCTCAGAAAATCGCACAACTTCCTTTCGGTGATACGGCGCAATCTTTATCTATTTGGGTAAAAAATGATACAATGTAAACTTCTAAAGGCTTTAGAGGTTTTATGGGTCAATTCGTAGATTTAACTGGAAAAACTTTTGGGCGCTTAACTGTTGTTGAGAAAACAGATAGGCGTGGCTCAAGCGGCGCTGTTTTCTGGAAATGTCTTTGTATTTGTGGAAAAACAAAAGATATTTCAAGTTCTTGTTTGAGAACAAACCAGACAAAAAGTTGTGGGTGCTTGTTTCTTGACATTGCCTCGCAAAAAGGCAAAGCAAAAAAAGTTCATGGAAAAACTAAAACAAGGATTTATCGTATTTGGTCAAATATGAAATCTAGATGCAACTCTAAAACAAATAAAAAGTATTCAATTTATGGCGCAAGAGGCATTAAAGTCTGTGAAAGATGGGAAAAGTTTGAAAACTTTTACGAAGATATGGGAGATGCGCCAGACAACATGAGTTTAGACAGAGTTGATGTGAATGGAAATTATGAGCCTTCAAATTGCAGGTGGGCTACACAAAAAGAACAGCAAAATAATAGAAGAAACAACTTGATTCTTGAGTACGATTCAAAAAAATACACGCTGCAACAGCTTTGTGACCATCTTGGCAAAAACAGCGATAAAGTTCAGCAACGATTAAAGCGTGGCGATTCTTTGGAAAGGGCTTTAAGATGATGATTCCAAAATTTAAATATTTTCGTTCTAAACAGCATCTAAAAAATGTTGCAAGTTTGCCCTGCCAACATTGCGGCTTGGAAGGTTCAACTCAGGCTGCACATAGCAATTGGGCGAAATACGGGAACAAGGGCAAGGGCGTGAAAGCAAGCGATGAGTACACAGCGGCTTTGTGTATCCGATGCCACTTTATTCTTGACCAAGGCTCAAAACTCACAAAAGAGGAACGGATAGATATGTGGGAAAAAGCCCACAGAAAGACGATTGAGAGACTGATAGAGCTTGATTTGTGGCCTGATGAGGTTAAAATTTAAGCGTTGGGAATCTGAGCAGTTGCCAACTTTGGCGGTTTACGGACTGCCTCTTTTTTTGTAGAATGGGATAAAACCCTGAAAGGCTTATATGGCTGGACTCTTGGCCCCTGCTGCCGAAATTAAAATTGAGATTGAAGAAATCGAGGCAGAAAAGCCCGTTATCGAAGGTCTGACTACCGAATCAAACAAGAAAACCCGTGACACATTGGTCGAGACACAGATGCTCGGCCCTGTCAAGGTTGACGCTCCAAACTCAGAATTCTGGCGTGGTTTGGCGAATGTATGGCGCATTTCCCCTGACCAAGCCAAGCGCCGCCTGTGCGCTAACTGCGAGTATTTCGATGACCAACCCGACACTTTAGAGGCGATGGAAGTTGTGCCTCAAGACGAGTTTGACGCTGATGGTGGTGGTCGTGGTTACTGCCATAAATTTGAGTTCATTTGCCACAATCTGCGAGTCTGCAAGGCTTGGGAAAAGGCTCCCGTTATGAAAGAGGCTGAATATGATGATGAGTAAATCTCAAAAGAAAATTGGCAAAGTCATGGGTGAATACAAATCTGGCAAACTGAAATCATCTTCAGGTCAGAAAGTAAGCAACCCCAAACAAGCCATTGCCATCGCCATGTCAGAGGCTAAGATGCCTATGCGTGGTCAGCGCACAGCTAAGAACAAGGCTAAAAAATGAAGGGTCTATACGCAAATATTCACGCAAAGCGTGAGCGTATTGAGAAGCAGAAAGCCGCTGGTAAAACTCCAGAGCGCATGAGAAAAGTCGGCTCTAAGGGCGCTCCCACGGCTAAAGCCTTCAAAGAAGCTACAAAAACCGCCAAAAAGTGATTTCTAAAAAACTTCACTTTGTCTGGATTGGTGACGAAACCAAGCGACCAGACCATTGCATAAACACTTGGAAAACCCTCAATCCTGACTACGAGGTCAAGATTTGGGGGAACGATGCCCTCAGAGGGAATAAGTGGTTCAATGCCAAACACATTCAGGAAAGCCGAGAACTCTGCGGAGTGGCTGACTTGATGCGGTACGAAATCCTATATAACGAAGGTGGAATCACGCTAGACGCTGATTCTGTCTGCCTTTCTCCTTTAGAAGATTGGTTACTAAAGCCTGATGCTTTTGCCCATTGGGAGCAGGAAACCAGAAGGCCTGGCTTAATAAATGTCAGCGTAATGGGGTCTGTTCCTGAAAATCCGTTCTTTGGTGAGTGTATTGAGCGCCTCAGAAAGAAAGAAACTCTTAAAGATAGGGCATGGATTGAGACAGGGCCGATGCACATAACTGAGGTCTATCACGAGACCGAATATCCCATGACAATCTACCCTTCCCACTATTTCACCAGAGACCATTTTTCTGGTTACAGATATGAGGGAAATGGGCATTGTTTCGCTACCCAATTTTGGGGTTCAACTAGAGGTTATGAAAGGGCAGAAGAATGGAAAGCATAGAACAGCGTGATGGTTGGTGGTGGCCTAAAGACGATATTGAGGCTTGGAAGTGGATTCCTGTTGAGATAGCCGCCATTCCTGACTTGGTGAAGTGGGTTCCAGAGCGCAATTTAGTCCTTCATGCTGGTGGAAACTGTGGGGTTTGGTCAAAAATCTACGCCCAACTTTTCAAAGAAGTGGTAACTTTTGAGCCAAACGACATTAACTTTGAGTGCTTTCAGAGGAATGTCAGCGAACCAAATGTAAAGATTTACAAAGCTGGACTCTCAGACAAAGAGGGTTTCTGTAAGTCTGTGGATGGTGACGGGGATAAGAACTACGGAGCGCTTCAGATTGAGGAAGCTGAAGAAGGCATCCCCATGATGACCATTGACAGCCTGAATCTCAGCCCTGACCTCATTCAGTTGGATGTGGAAGGCTTTGAGGAAAACGCACTCAGAGGCGCAAGAAACACGATTATGCGTAGCCGCCCGATTATCATTATTGAGCAGAAGAAACTAGCCAAAAATGGCATGAATGACGCTGAAATCGCTATAATGATTCAACGAATGGGCTACTTTTTCGCTGAGAGAGTGTGGTCTGATAATGTCTTTATCCCTGTTGAGAAACTAGCATGAAGCGAGGAAACGAATCATTCTCTGGTTACAACAAACCCAAGAGAACACCTAACCACCCAACCAAGAGCCATGCAGTTCTTGCGAAAAGCGGTGACGAGGTGAAACTGATTCGTTTTGGTCAACAAGGCGTGACAGGAAGCCCACCAAAGAAAGGCGAAAGCGAGGCTGATAAAGCCCGTAGAAAGTCTTTCAAGGCTCGTCACGCTGAGAATATTGCCAAGGGTAAGATGAGCGCAGCATACTGGTCAGATAAGGTTAAGTGGTAAGAAAATAGTAAACACCAACGAGCCGAGAGGAATTGGTAAAAATGAAAAAAATAGAGAGCGGAAATTCCGCAAACCTAACTAATAGGGGCAGAGGAAGGCCCAAGGGCAAGCCTAATAAGGCCACAACCGAGTTTAGAGAGACAATTAGTGCTCTGCTATCCAACAACTCGGAAAATGTCGATAAATGGCTTAAATCGGTTGCAGACGGAGACCCGACTGTTGACCGCAAACCAGACCCTTATCGAGCATTGGACTTGATGGCAAAACTTGCTGAGTATGCGGCTCCGAAGCTATCAAGGACTGAGCATACTGGTGACTCTGACAAACCCATCGAGTTGAAAGTTTCATGGGCGAAATAGTCATCCCTTACGCCCCAAGAGACCAACAAGCAAAAATCCACGACCTAATCGACAGTAAGCGGTTTACAGTCGTGGTGGCGCATCGAAGGATGGGCAAGACTGTCTCTGCGATAAACCACATCATTAAGGATGCTGTCCTGAACCAAAAGGAAGCGCCTCGCTACGCCTATATCGCTCCGACCTACGGACAGGCAAAGAGGGTGGCTTGGGATTATCTGGTTAAGTATTCCACTCCTTTGGGTGGGACTCAGAACATCTCTGAACTGAGGGTTGACTTCTGGGGAAGGCGAATCCAACTCTACGGCTCAGACAATCCAGAGGCGCTACGGGGTCAATACTTTGACGGGGTGATTCTTGATGAGATTGGCGACCAAAACCCAAAGATTTGGACTGACATTATCCGACCTGCACTAGCTGACAGATTGGGATGGTGTTTGTTTATCGGAACACCGAAGGGACACAACCACTTCAAAGACTTGAGAGACAGGGCAGAAACAGAGGATGGTTGGGGACTTTTGGAGTTCAAGGCTAGTCAGACAGGGGTAATTGCCCAGACAGAGTTAGATGCTGCCAAGTCCGAGATGGGCGAAGATAAGTATTTACAAGAGTTTGAGTGTTCGTTCAACGCTGCCGTAGAGGGGTCTTATTACGGACAAATACTGAACGACCTAGAGACAAAGAATCACATTCAGGAAATCCCGAGGGATGACCTGTGCCGTACGATTACCGCATGGGATTTGGGCATGGGTGATTCAACGGCTATCTGGGTGGCGCAAATAGCTGGTTCAGAGATTCGTCTAGTTGACTACTACGAAAACAACGGGGTTGGTCTGGATAAATATGTTTCTTGGTTACGGGATAACAATTGGTCGAGTGCCGAACATATCCTTCCCCATGATGTGCAGGTCAGGGAATTAGGGTCTGGAAAGAGCCGTTTAGAGGTTCTTCAGGAAGCAGGATTAAATGTCCGTATCGCCTCAAGAATGAGCGTAGATGACGGGATTCAGGCTGTTCGCCGCCTTCTACCTAGATGCTGGTTCAATGTCCCTGCTGTGAAACAAGGGCTTGACTGCCTGAGAAACTACCGCCGTGAGTTTGACGAAAAGAGGAAAGTCTTTTATGACCGACCTTTACATGATTGGTCAAGCCACGGCTCTGATGCTTTCCGCTATCTTGCGATTGGACTCGATGAGGGTTCTTCATGGGGTAAATCTATCAACCAACCACCGAAATGGGTAATCTGATGTATTTCTTAAAACAAGGCGATATTGCTGACGCAAAGAAAATAGCCAGAATGGAGCAAACCATTCTTGAGCTTGAAAAGCGGATTGAAATGCTTGAAAATGTGGCGAAACCGCTACAATCGGAGCAACGCCCACGGATGGGCAGACCGCCAAAGGTTAAAGATGAGCCAAGACAAACTGAAGTCGATAATCGAATCGGAGATTGATAATTCGATTGGTTTTCTAGAGACTGAGACAACTCAGCAACGCACAGACGCACTATCTTTCTATTTACGACAACCACTTGGCAACGAAGTTGAAGGTAAATCCTCAATCGTTACTGGCGAAGTGGCTGAAGCCGTAGATGGTGCGCTTCCCCCATTAGTCAGAATCTTCTCGTCAAGTGATGAGGTGGTTCGTTTCGACCCTCGTGGCCCACAAGATGAAGCTGGAGCCAAGCAAGCGACTGAATACTGTAATTGGGTATTCATGCGTGATAACGCTGGCCTCATCATCATGCACGATTGGTTTAAAGACGCTCTCCTACAAAAGGTTGGCGTGGTTAAAGCCTATTGGGAAGATAAAGAAGATGTGACCAAAGAGAAATATCGTGACTTGTCTGATGACGAGTTAGCGATGTTGCTTTCTGATGAGACTATGGAAGTGGTCGAAAAGGAAGTGGTAGAGAATCCAGTTCTTGACCCTGCTGGCAATCCTGTGATTGACCCAATGGGTCAGCCTTTGATGTATTCGTCAAACAGCGTCACAGTCCAGAAAAAGAAGAAATCAGGCCATGTGGTTGTTGAGAATGTACCGCCTGAAGAATTCCTTATCTCCAAGAGAGCTAAGAAAAGCCCCAAGGATGCGCCTTTCGTTGCTCACCGCCGATTGATTACTCGTAGCGACCTAATCGCAATGGGCTTTGATAAAGACATTGTGGATGGGTTGCAGGCTTCTAGTGCGCTGACTTACTCACCAGAGTACTTAGCCCGAGTTGCGCCTGGCGAGAATCCTGACGATGGAATTTCTATTGACGAATCAATGGAGACAATCGAGGTTTTTGAGTGCTATGTCACAGCCGATATTGATGGTGATGGCATCGCTGAACTCCGACAGGTTTTCTACGCTTCAAACGAGATTTTGAGCGATGAAGAAACTGACTATATTCCTTTCCACTCACTCTGCCCGATTCCTACTCCACACAAGTTCTTTGGCGAATCTCTCGCTGACAGAACAATGGATTTGCAGTTAATCAAGACAACTATCACTCGACAGATTCTTGATAACCTGTATTTGACGAATAACGCCCGTGTGACCGCTGTTGACGGACAAGTTAACTTAGATGATCTGTTAACTGCTACCGCTGGTGGTGTGGTTCGCATTAAGTCTCAAGGCGCTGTTCAGCAATTAGCTGTTCAACCCGTGGCGGCTCAAGCCTTCCCGATGCTTCAATATTTGGATTCAATCCAACAAAAACGCACAGGTGTTACAGAGGCTTCCCAAGGTCTTGACCCGTCTATTCTTCAGAATGTGACTGCCGCCGCTGTTGCGTCTATGCAACAGTCTGCTGCTGGCAAGATTGAGATGATTGCACGAATCTTTGCTGAAACTGGTGTTAAGTCGCTGTTCCAAGGGATTCTCCATCTTCTCTGCAAGTACCAAGACAAGCCCCGTATCATTCGGATGCGTGGTCAATATGTCCAGTTTGACCCCCGTGAGTGGTCGAATCAGTACGATGTTGATATTAATGTCGGTCTTGGTGCTGGTAACCGCCAAGAGCAAATGGCTATGCTGAACATGGTTCTTGCCAAACAAGAGCAAGTGCTTCAGACAATGGGGCCAGCTAATCCTCTGGTTTCGATGGGTCAGTACCGCAACACTCTTGGTCGGATGGTGGAAGCCGCAGGATTTAAGGATTCTGCTGAGTTCTACAAATCCATCACTCCAGAGCTTGACCAACAACTCTCTAACCCACCTCCACAACAGCCACAAATGCCGCCAGAAGTGCAGGCATACATGGCTAAAACTCAAGCGGACATTCAGGCTCAACAAGCAAAGGCTCAAGCTGACATTCAGTTGGCAAGAGAAAAAGCCGCTGCCGAGATTCAGTTAATGCGTGAGAAAGAAGCCGCCAAACTCCAGTTTGAGCGTGAGAAATCTGCCGCAGAACTCCAATTGAAACAAGAGGAATTCTTAGCCGAAGCCCAAATGAAAGCCATGAAGGTTGGTGCAGGGATTACTTCTAATGTAGAAATACCAGGGTGAAAATATGGGACTAGGTAAATTAAATCCCTTCAGGGCATCAAGCCCGCTAAACCCATCAAATCTGATTGAAGGCGCTGGAAATATTGGGCAGGATGTTATTGATACCGCCAAAGATGTTGGTAAATCAATAGACCAAACAATCCGTGAGCAATTGCCTGGCGGTTGGACTACCGCCGCTTTGTTGGCGGCTGGTTATTACTATTCACCAGAAATCAATGCTTATATCAGCGCTGACGGGGCGACAATGGCTGCTGGCGCTGATGTTGCTGTTGCTGATGCCGCCGCCGCTACTGCCGCAGAACAAGCCGCTGCCGCTTATGCCGAACAACTAGCCGCAGAACAAGCCGCTATTGCTTTGGCGACAGAGCAAGCCGCCGCCGCCGCTGCCGCCGAACAATTAGCCGCACAGATTGCTGCACAAAATGCCGCATGGGATGCCGCCGCTATTGATTTGGCGAGTTCAGCATCTCCAGTATTTGCCACTTCTGCCGCCGCCCAAGGTCTAACCTTAAAACAGGGCTTAGATGCGGCAAGGGCTGGTCTTTTGGTCAACGCCATAACTGGTGACCCACTAGGTTTGAATGATGTAACTGGAAGCGGTGGGAATACATTTGCCAATCAAGGATTCGCACAAGTGCCGATTCCAGAGGATTGGAAGTCTCCGACCTACACTTACAGCCCTGTGCAGAATGTCACTTTTGAGGACTTATTCCCTGGCGTTTCCTTACAAGGAACACAATGGCAAAATATGCCTCAAGCCCAGACATTTAACGAGATGTTTGCCTCTGGTCAACAGCAGACCCCAATGGGTTCTACTGTGGACATAAATCAAATTGTGGGGTCAATCCTTGGACAAAGCGCAACGAGCTAAAAACCTAATCTCCGATGAGTTTTTCATGGGAGAGATTGAAAGTTTAAAGAACGCAGAACTGGCGGTTATTGTCAATTCTCAGCCTCACAACATTGATGAGCGAGAGGTTGCATATTTGAAAATAAACGCATTACAATCGGTTATAGCGCATTTTGAATCTATGGCAGCTACGAGCGAGATAGCTAAAAAGCGCTGGAAAATCCTCTAACGAGGCAGTGGCCTACTGTTTAGGCTGACAATTTGGGAATCAAATGAGCGAAAACACGACACCGCAAGGTAGTGGACCGCTGACTGTGGACACAGCAGCAGCAGCATTTCTAGGGATGATGGATTCAGCAGAGGGAGCCGAGAGCCAACCCGAAACTGAGGAAGCGCCAGAGGAATATGTTGAGGCCGATGAGCCAGAGTTGGTAGATTCTGAAGAAGCTGAAGAACAGCCTACTCGTACATTCAGGGTGAAAGCCGCTGGAGAAGAACGGGAAGTAACTGAAACTGAGCTTATTGAGGGCTACCAATTAGGCGCAGATTACACAAAGAAAACCCAGAAACTTGCTGAAGAACGCAAAGCGGTGGAAGCCGAAAGAGCGAAGATTCAGGAAGCGACAAAATTAAGAGACCAATACGCCCAACGACTGCAAATGATGGAGCAATTTCTCCAGCAACAGAACAAGGGTGAAAATTTGGAAGCGCTAAAGGAAGTCGACCCTATCGGTTATGCCGTGAAGGTGGCTGAACAGGCACAACGAGAGAAACAGTTAGCTATTCTGCAACAAGAACAGCAACGCATTGCACAACAGCAACAAGCGGAGCAATCTGAGCGTTTACAGCAACATCTCGCTGAAGAAAGTCAGAAACTGACTAGCCTAATTCCTGGTTACGGCGATCAAAAGACAGGCGACCAAATCCGCAAGGATATTCGTGAGTATGCCAAGTCTATCGGTTGGAGTGACCAAGAGCTTTCAAACCTGTATGACTCTCGGGCTGTTTTGAGTCTGTATCAGGGAATGAAGTACGCCAAACTTCAGAGCAATAAACCCGCAATCTCCAAAAAGGTTGAGGCGGCTCCGAAGATGTTAAAAGCAGGTACATCAGTTCCTCGAAATGCAGAGTTAGAACAGAACAAAAAACTTTCGCAAAAGCTAAAGCAAAGCGGAAAAGTCCGTGATGCAGCTTTACTCTTTGAAAAATTCATCTAAGGAATCGAAATGGCTACCTATCAAACCTATCAATCAATCGGCAATCGTGAAGATTTGTCGGATGTTATCTATAACATCGCCCCCACAGACACTCCCCTGTTGAACACTTTGGCTCGTGGCAAAGCTACTGCCGTTTATCACGAGTGGCAAACTGACAGCTTGGCTGCCGCAACTACTGCTAACGCCGCAGTTGAAGGTGCTGACGCTTCTGACGCTACCATGTCTCCCACAACCCGTTTGGGCAACTACACTCAAATCGTTCAGAAAACCATCAAGATTTCTGGCACTTTGGAGTCTGTTGACAAAGCTGGTCGTAAGAGCGAAAAAGCCTACCAATTGAGCAAGGCTTCTGCTGAGTTGAAGCGTGACATTGAAACCATCTTGAACGCCAACCAAGGCCGTTCTGCTGGTGATGCCTCAAATGCTCGTACTATGGGCGCAATGTTGTCTTGGATTAAGACCAACACAAACAAATCGTCTGGTACTACCGCAGGTGTTGACCCTACCACTATCGGTGTGTCTACCCGTACCGATGGCACTCAACGTGCTTTCACCGAAACCATCTTGAAGGATGTTGTTCAGAAGGTTTATTCTTCTGGCGGCAACCCCAAGATTTTGATGGTTGGCCCATTCCAGAAGCAAGCCGTTTCTGCTTTCGCAGGTATCGCAGCACAGCGTTACATGGCTCCTTCTGACGCTCCTACCACCATTATCGGTGCGGCTGATGTTTACATGAGCGACTTCGGTACTATGTCTGTGGTTCCTAACCGCTTCATGCGTACCCGTGACGCTCTGGTGCTCGACCCAGAATACGCAGCAGTTGCTTACTTGCGCCCATTCGCCACAAACGAATTGGCTAAAGCTGGTGACGCAGAGAAAACTCAGATTTTGGCTGAGTTGACTTTGGAAATGCGTAACGAAGCTGCTCACGGCATTGCCGCTGACTTAACCACTTCTTAATCACACGGGGGGCTAATCACCCCCCTTCTTCTATGCGCCACATAGCAACAAAAGACGGAAAAGATACTAATTTCCATGATGTTGATGGGAATTACTTTATCGAGACCAAGCAGGATATTTCTGCAATTCTCGAAAACAACAAGGCTCAATTCAATGCTGTTGATGAACGAGCCAAATGGGGTGAATGGACAAAGATTGCCAGCTTGCCTAATGTTGTGATTGATGATTTGAACAAACAGGGAATCATGCGAGGTTTTGCTGTTGTGGATGAGAAAAGATTTCGGACTTTCTTAAATAACCCTGATAATCGGTTCTTTAGAACTCGACCAGGACAGATATGAAAGTAGCCATTTGCGTACCCTGCCGTGACACAGTTATGACAGGGTTTGCTTTTGACCTAGCGAAACTCTGCGCTTATGAAGGCGTGACAAGATGTGCTAAAGGTGGTTCGTTGATGATTTATCAAGTGCCTGGCACTTTGATATTCAACCAGCGTGAGCGACTTGCGGAAGAAGCACTCAAAGATGGTGCAGATGCGATTCTTTGGATTGACTCAGATATGAGATTCCCGAAGGATGCGCTTCAGATTCTTCTCTCCCGTAAGTTACCCATTGTTGGGGTCAATGCGACTACCCGCCGATTCCCTGTTTTGCCGACCGCTTTGGACTTAGACCAAGAAACAAAAGACTTGGTTAAGGTGACGAGCAAGGACAAGACGGGTCTTGAGCAAGTGTTGGGTTTAGGTTTTGGGATGGTTCTTGTAAGAAAAGAAGTGTTCCAGAAAGTCGAAAAGCCTTGGTTTTGGTTTGAACAAACCGACAAAGGTGGGACAATTGGGGAAGATATTTACTTTTGTGTGAAAGCGTTTGACAAAGGGTTTAAGACTGTTTTAGACCACGACCTTTCAAAGCACATCAGGCATATCGGAACTTACGAATATGGTTGGGATGATGTATGAGCATAGCGACTTACTCAGATTTGAAAACTAAGGTTGCCTCTTACTTGGCTCGTACAGACTTGACTAGCCAAATAGAGGATTTCGTTCGGTTCGCAGAGTTACGCTTGCGTAGAGAGTTGCGAATTAGACAAATGTTGAAATCTGTCACAACTACCACAACAGGCGGTGATTCGACTGTTGAGCTACCAAGCGACTTTCTAGAGGTTAGAGACTTTTATGTTTCTACCAATCCAATTCAGCCTTTGACTTTCTCTAGCCCTGCTATTTTTAGTCGAAACACTAAGACCACTCAGAGTGGCAAGCCATTAGATTACACAGTATTGGCTTCAGAGTTTAAGTTGGCTCCTGTGCCTGACTCCACTTATACATTGGAACTGCTTTACTATGCAGCGCCAACATTTATGAGTGACTCAAATTCAAGTAATGTGTTCATGGCAAATGCGCCTGATGCGTTACTTTACGCCTCGTTGTTAGAGGCAGAGCCTTATTTGATGAATGATGCTCGTATCCAAACATGGGGTTCTTTGTACGACAGAGCAATTTCCACACTTTCCACATCCGATGAGAGTTCTCAGTATTCGGGTGTTCCACTTTCAATGACTTTTGCAACGAGGTAAATCATGTCAGAAATGTCGAATTATCTGGAGAACGCTCTTATCAACGCTACCCTGCGTAATACGAGCTACACAAGCCCAACGACTGTTTATTTGGCGCTTTACACAAGCGACCCAACAGATGCTGATACTGGAACTGAATGTTCTGGCACTTCATACGCTCGTCAGGCAATCACTTTCGGAGCGCCTTCTAATGGTGTTTCTACAAACTCAGCAGCGATTGAATTTCCTCAAGCTGGCGGCTCATGGGGAACGATTACTCATATCGGTATCCGTGACGCTCTGACTACTGGAAACCTGCTGTATCACACACCGCTAGATGCTTCTAAAACCATCGCCACGGGTGATGTTTTCCGTGTGGCGATTGGTTCTCTTAGCGTTACATTGGCGTAATGGCTGACCTGCTCCCACCTTGGTCGATAGACTCGCTTAACAATTTAAAAGCGAGTATTGACCAACTTACCCTGACGCTTGATAGTCCTCTTTATCAAACCTCGGTAACTTTGTGGGATGCGTATGGTTCAGTTAACGCCTCGGCTACTGTCTCCGCAACAGGGACAAGAGTTCAGTTAGCCACCGCCTCGATTACAGCCTCTGCAAGCGCCTCATGTGATGCGACTAGAGTTCAGTATGGTGCAGGCTCTGTAAACGCTTCTAGCGCCGTTTCCTGCGATGCAACGAGGGTTCAGTTTGCTTCTGGTTCTGTTGACGCTTCTGCCACAGTAACAGCGGCTGGAACAAGAGTTCAGTTTGGTTCTGGTGCAGTTGATGCGTCAGCTACTGTAACGGCTCAAGTCATCAGAGTTCAATTAGGCTCTGGTTCAGTTACTTCAGACGCTTCGGTTACCTGTTTAGGTGGAATTCTTGCAAATGGTGCGGCTAGTGTTTCTGCTGCCGCTACTGTATCAGCAGACGCTATCCGAGTCCGTGAGGCTGTTGGGTCAATAACTGGAACCGCAACAGTAACCGCATTGGGTGGAACCATCGCTGATGGCATGGCTCAAATCTCTTGTGAAGCAACAGTCGAGGCTAACGCTTATGGAATATTTGACTTTTCTGCGAGCATTTCTGGCAACTCTACTGTTACTTGCAATGGGGTGCGTCTGGGCGATAATTGGTCTGACATTTCTGTTGGTAACAATACTTGGGATGATGTGTCGCAAAATAACAACACATGGACACAAATTAGCGTAAGCGATAACACATGGTCGGATGTTTCAGCCAACTCAAACACATGGTCTGAAGTGTCGCAAAATAACAACACTTGGTTAAGGCAATGATATGCAAAGAATCGCAATGGGTGAATGGCTACCCGACCAGCCTGGTCTAATCGGTGGGATTACTGTTGCATCGAATTGCTATCCCACATCTACTGGTTACGCTCCTTTTCCTCAAGAGGCTGACTTCTCTGCCGCTGCCGCTGAGAATCTCAGTTCTCTTGTGTATGTCAAGAATCAATCTGGTACTGCAAAACTCTACGCCGCAGGTCTGACAAAAATCTATTCTGTGGATTCTGTTGGTGCGCTAACTCAGGCTTGGTATCAAACAGGTACTTATTCCCAAAGCGGAAGCACGACTTTGACTGTGACAGCTACGGCTCACGGCTTTAAGACGGGCGATTCTGCTTATCTGAACTTCACAAGCGGAACAGCCGCAGATGGTCAATTTACTGTAACCAAGGTGGATGCCAACAGTTTCACAGTTACGACCACTTCAGCGACCACAAGCGGTAATGTGCAGGTTTCTCAGACTGTGAACGGGTATAGCACTCCTGCTAACAATATCTTCAGATTCACAAAGTTCGGCAGTCTGGTTATCGGAACAAACTTCTCTCAAAGATTGCAGTATCTCAATGCTGATGGTGGTACTTCGTTTAAGAATCTTTCCGATGATGCGCCTGTTGCTAAGTTCATTACTGTGGTTCGTGACTTTGTAGTGGTTGCTCACTTACAAGAATCTTCAACTACTAAGCCGTTTAAGGTTCAATGGTCTGGAATTAATGACGAATCCACTTGGACAGCAAGCCAAACCACGCAATCAGATTCTCAGGAACTGGCAGACGGTGGACATATCAAAGGTATCCGTGGCGGTGAATATGGCCTTATCCTGATGGAAAAAGGCATTTACCGCATGACTTATGTCGGAACGCCTTTCGTATTCCAGTTTGACAACATTTCCCGTGGTAAGGGTTGCGTTGCTGAAGGCTCAATTTGTCAATATGACGCATTGACTTTCTTCTTGTCTGACGATGGTTTTTATGTCTGTGATGGTCAGCAAGTCGTGCCAATTGGCGCTGAAAAGGTAGACCGCTTCTTTTTTGAAGATGCAGACTTAGACCTAACCACAATGTCCTCTGCGGCTGACCCTATCCGTAAACTCGTTATCTGGAACTACAAGAATAAGTTTGCAGTCCGTAAGATGATGGTTTACAACGTGGTTACTAAGAAGTGGAGCCACTTAGACGCTACCTCTGACTATATTTCGGATGCCTCAACCGCCTCGGTTACCTTAGAGCAATTGGACAGCGTGAGCGCCTCTTTAGACGCTTTGCCTACCCCGATGGATTCGCCACTTTATGCTGGTGGTAAGTTCTTCTTAGGTGGAACTGACGGGACTAAAGTCATTACTTTTAACGGGTTGCCAAAGTCTGCTGTTTTAGAAACAGGTGACATTTCCACAGGTGGAATGGCGATGGTTAACCTTGCCAAACCTCAAGTGGACAATGGTTCTGCAACTGTTGCCTTGGCTTCTCGACTTCTCCTAAACGAGAATGTCACTTATGGAAGCGATGTGGCTGCTGACTCTGACAATCGTGTTTCTATGAGGGGTGCGGGAAGATACCACCGACTACGAATTAAGCCTACTGGTGACAACTGGAAAATGGCTGTGGCGGTAGATGTTGAAGTTATCCCGATGGGGTCTCGATAATGTTTAGGCTTCTTCCGATATTCGGTTCTGACCCGAGGGCTACCGCTGAGATAGTCAACGGGATTATGAATGGCAAGACGAACAATCACGGAACTGTGACGCTTGCCACGGGAAACGCCACGACCACCACTTTGACTGATGAGCGAATCAGCCCTGACACAAAGATTATTCTGATTCCATTCTCGTCTGCGGCTTTTACTGATTCCACTCCTTACGGGGCTTTTCAGGATTCCACCGACCAAACAGCGGCATCGACCACGACAGCTTATGCGGTAACTTTTAACACCACAGACTTTTCTCATGGGATTTCTGTGGTCAGTAATTCTCGGATTACGGCTAAAAGTTACGGAATATACAACGCACAATTCAGCCTTCAGTTCGTCAATACTGACAGCCAGATTCAGGATATTGATGTTTGGTTCAAGAAAAATGGCACAAACATTGACAACTCAAACAGCCGTTTCTCTATCCCTAACTCTCATGGTGGAACTGATGGGCATTTGATTGCTGCCCTGAATTTCTGGATTGAACTAAACGCAAACGACTATTTTGAGCTAATGTGGCGTACGACTAGCACAGCGGTTTCTATCCAGCAGATTCCGACCCAGACAAGTCCGACAAGACCCGCCACCCCGTCTGCTATTTTGACGGTGAACTTTGCCTCGTCAAATGGGACAAATGCCGCAGGGGATTACGGGGTTTACGCAAGCGCTCAGACTAAGGGAAGTGCGACCTTAACCCACTTTGCAAACTCAACTTCCGACAAAACTTATGCTTACATTTTGGTAGGCTAGTGTATATAATTGGCTCCGTGGATGACCCGCCTCGGAGTCCCTTGAAAGAAAGGTGCTTTTATGGCAATCGAAACCGCAACAACATCATCCACAACACAGATTGACCCAACAGTTCAGCCGTTCCTAAAGTACGGCTTAGAAGAATCTCAGCGCCTCTACCAAGCTGGTGGGCCTCAGTACTTTACAGGTCAGGGTTATGTCGGCCCATCACAGGCTACTCAAACAGGTTTAGCGGCACTTCAAGCCAGAGCCGCCGCTGGTAGTCCTTTAACTGGTGCTGCACAGAATCAACTCTACGGAACGATTCAGGGCGATTATCTTGGTGGAAATCCTTTCTTTCAGGGTGCTTTCCAACCTGCCGCTCAAGCCGCTACAACCGCTTTTAATAGGGCAATTGGTGACATTTCGTCAGCGGCTTCAAAGGCTGGTCGTTATGGCTCTGGTGCGATGACAAACCTTCAGAATCAAGCGGCTAACACCTTGGCTCAGAGTCTGACAGGTACAGCAGGACAATTGGCTTATCAGAATTACGCTCAAGAGCGTGCTCGTCAACAAGCCGCAACTGCAATGGCTCCTGAATTGGCTCAAGCTGATTACGCAGACATTAACAAGATGCTGGCAGCAGGTCAGTTCGGTGAAGGCTATCAACAGCAAGCCTTGCAAGCTGCTAAAGAGAAGTTTGCGTTTGAGCAGAATCTGCCACAAGCACAACTCCAAACCTACTTGTCGAATATCGGTGCTGTTCCAAGAGGAACAACCTCAACTCAACAAACACCTTTCTACACTAACCCTCTGGCGACCAACCTCGGAACAGGTTTGTTAGGGCTTCAGCTTTTGAACAAAGCCTCTCCATATCTCCAGAGTGGTTACAACTTCTTAACAGGTGGTGGTTCGTCATACACAGGTTCAAGTGACATTGACCGTTTGATTGGATTAGCATAATGGCATTACTTGATTCACTTTTTGGACAAACCCCAAGCTATTACGGTGGCTTGTTGGGTGAAGATGAGCTTTCTCGCTTACGCCAACAGGCTCAAGAGCAAGGAACTCTGAACACAGCAATGGCGTTACTTCAAGCAGGTGCGCCTAGCCGTACGCCTGGCGGTGGCGCTTTGGCTATCGCTCAAGGTCTGCAACAAGGTCAACAGGCTTATCGTCAGGCTTTGAACCAAGGCTTGCAAGAAAAGATGGCAGGGCTTCAGGTTCAAGATTTGATGCGTAAGCGCCAAGAAGAAGAAGCTGTCCGTAGGTTCTTGCCTCAGATTATGCAGCCTGGTCAAGTTGAGCAAAACTGGCAATCTCCTGAACAGATTGGTCAATTCTTCCAAACTGGCGCAATGCCGACTCAGCGTGGCCCGTCTACGATTAACCGTGATGCGCTTCAGCAATTGGCATTGGCTTCACCTGAACAGTTCGCAAAAATCTCAACTGGACTTAAAGCGTTTCAGCCTGAATACAAAGAAGCTGGCGGTATGCTTTATGAGATTCCAACTTATGGTGGTGAAGTTAGGAAAGTTGCTGGACAAGAAAAACTGACATATCAAGACTTGGGTAATGTTGTTATTGCACTTGATTCAAGTGGTAAGGAAGTTGGTCGTTTAGCTAAAGGTTTAGCGCCACAAGGCCCAACATCATTGCAGGCACTTGAGACAGAAAACGGCTTTGTTACTTTCAATCCAAGAACAGGCGCAGTAAACCCTCTTACTTCTGGTGGTCAGCAACTTACTGGAAAAGGCGGTTTGACAGAAGGCCAAGGAAATGCTGTGGCTTACGGCATGAGAATGCAGCAAGCGCACGACATTTTGAAGCCTCTTGAAACAGCAGGATTAAAAGATACTGGAAAGATTCGCTCTTTGGTTAGCGGTACTGTTGGCGCAACTCCTTTGATTGGAGATGCTTTGTCAAGAGGAACAGACAATATCTTTAATGTGCTGCCAACTGTTCTCGGTGGTCTTAATGAAGATCAGCAAAAAGCTGTTCAGGGTAGGGTCAACTTCATTACTGCTGTGTTGCGTAAAGAGTCTGGTGCGTCTATTGCGCCAACTGAATTTGCTACGGCAGAGAAAAACTATTTCCCCGCACCTGGTGATTCTGAGGCTATTGTCAAACAAAAACAACAAGCCCGAGAGACAGCAATTCAAGCCATGAAACTTCAGGCTGGAAAGGGTGCTAAATATATTTCTAGCCAACAAAATGAATGGTCGGTGGTGAAATAATGGAAACACAAATTTATAAAGTCCGTGACCCAAGCGGTACGATTCGTGAGATTCGTGGCCCTGCTGGTGCAGACGATGAAACCATCATCAAGAAGGCTAAAGAGCTTTTTGCTGATGTGAAGCCTGTTGACATGGCGAGTAAGATTCCTGGCCAAGTCTCAACATCCAGAGCCGAGCCAGAAATGTCTATGGCTGATGTTATCCGTGGAATTATTGAAACTCCTGCCGCTGTTGCCGCAAATCTGGTTTCTGGCCCGATTACTTATCTTTCTGGTGCTGCTGGTCCTGATGTTCAGCAAATGGTTGCTAGAAACATTCAGTATCAGCCACGCACACAAATGGCTCGTAATGTTCTTGAGAGCATTGCAACAAATCCTGTTGTTGAGAAAATGCCGCCATTTATGCCTCAGTTTGTTGGCGCTAGACCGACTGGCGTTGCGACTCAGGCTCAACAAGCTGTATCTTCACAAGCTGCGAAGGCTCCTATTGCATTGTCTGATGTTATTGGTGCAATTCGTGGTCAAGATACAACACCAGTTATGCAGGGCATGGGTGCTGCTGAAACTGGCAAGGCTTTAGAGCGACAGACAAGAGCGCAAGGTTTGCGTGTGCCTGTTGAGTTGACAAAAGGCGAAGCGACAAGAATGCCAGGCGTTCAAGGGTTTGAGTCTGAAACTCGCAAGGTCTATCCTGAGACTGTTGGCAAGCCATTGATTCAGCGTCAGATTGACACTAATCAGAACATTCTTAGCAACTTTGATGCTTACGCAACCGCAACAGGTGCTGAAATGTCAGGCAATCTGCGACCTGTTGGCAAGATTGTGGATGCCGCACTTGTTAAAGAGGCAAAGAGCGCAATGGGCGAAGTAAATGCTGCCTATCAAAAAGCTAGAGCCTCTGGTGAAACAAAAGAGCTAGTGCCTTATCAGGGATTGGTTACATACATCAACGAGCAAGGACCGACAGTAAAAGAGAAGTTAGCCCCTATCCTTGGTGCTGTTGAAGATCAATTAGTTAAGAATGACCCGCAAGGTTCTGGCGCTGTAACGATTGATGCTCTTGAAGATATTTATCAGTTCATCAATAAAAACGCCCAAGAGGGAACGCCTAACTCGGTTCAAGCCCGTGAGTTAAAGAATTTAATTAACCAAGCTACCGAAGGCGCTGGTGGTGACTTGTACAAAGAGGCAAGAAAGAAGCGTGTTCAATATGCTAGACAGTTTGAGAACGCCGCTTCTGTTGACAAATTGTTACGCAACAAGCCTGGCACTACTGATAGGGCCGTTGCTTTTGAGGACATATTTGAGCACTCAATATTGAAGGGCAGTTTTGACGACACCCGCAACATTGCTTTGTTGCTCAAAAAAGGTGGTCAAGAAGGTCAACAAGCATGGAAAGAGCTTCAGGGTCAGACTATTGAGTACATCAAGGAACAAGCTACCAAGAACATTCAGCGTGATGCCGCAGGTAGACCAATTCCTTCTGCTGCCGCAATGAATAAGGTAATCCGTGATTTGGATTCTGATGGAAAGCTAGACTACATCTTTGGTAAAAAAGGTGCAGAGGAAATCCGTGAATTGCGTGATGTGATGGTTGATGTTTACAGCCCTGTGCCTGGAACAACAAACTACTCAAATACGGCTAGCGCTTTGTTAAGAGGTTTGGAGCGAATCAACGCTTCACCGCTTTCAAAGATTCCTGTTGTTGGTTCTGCCACGAAGTATGCTGAAGAATCATTGCAACAAAAACAACTCAAGAAATTGGTTGAAGAATCGCTGAAGTATCAGCCTTAACCACTCTGTTAGAAAAGGAAAATCATGCACCACATGGTCTATGTCACAAAAAATGTAGAAAGCGGAAAGTTCTACATTGGTAAACATAGCACTCGTAACCTGAAAGATGGTTACTGTGGTTCTGGTGCGTGGGTAAAAAAATCAAAGGCAAACAGAGATAAGCTAGAAACTAGAGTCTTGAAACATTTTGATGATGAAGATTCTGCTTATGCTTTTGAGCTAGAGGCGATAACAATTTCAAAAAGCGTTTATTCTGACTTGTGCATGAATAAACAGCCAGGTGGTTGGGGTTTAAGATGTAACGAAAAACACCACTATTTTGGTAAAAAATTGGATAATCAGCATAGAGAAAAAATGAAGATTGCTCACTTGAATAAAGTTGAGAAGCGGTCTAGAAAAGTCATGTGTATTGATACTGGTGTCATTTATGACTCTGTGTCAATCGCAGCAAGATTGGGCGTTGGCAAAATCAACTCACGAGTTGAAATTAAAAAATGCTGCATGGGGTTGGCAAATGTTGCCAACGGTCTTAAATGGAAATTCGTTGATTAAGGAAATGCTATGTCGAAGGACAAGATAAGCGATTACAGTACAACAGCCAACTCCAATACTGATATTGGCGGCATAAATGTGGATGAGGGTTGCGCTCCTTCAGGGATTAACGATGCCATTCGCACATTGATGGCTCAGTTAAAGACATGGCAAAGCGGTGGGCAAGATGTTTACATTCACCCTGCTGGTTCTGCCTCGGCTCCTTCTATTACAGCGAATGGAGACACCAACACAGGTATCTTCTTCCCTGCTGCTGATACTGTTGGCATCTCTACTGGTGGCACTGAAAGAGCTAGGGTTGATAGTTCTGGCAACTTAGGTTTAGGTACTACTCCAAGTTCTTGGGGTAGCAGCTTTAGAGCATTGCAAGTTACCAATGCGTCTGCTCTTTGGTCTGCAACAAGTGGTGATTTACAGTTAGCAAACAATGCCTACTATGATGGTACAAATTACAAGTTTGTATATGGTAGCGGCTCTGCATACGCTGCTCAATACCAGCAAAAAGATGGTAAGCATATTTGGCAAACCGCAGGTTCTGGAACTGCTGGAGGAACCATTACCTTCACCCAAGCAATGACGCTTGATGCTAGTGGGAATTTGCAATTAGGAACAACATCAGCAATTCTTGGTAGTTCTTCTCTTAGAGAACTTGTATTAAGCAACGCTAGTGCAAACATTATTAACCTTGCTATTGGTAGCACTTCTACTGCTTTCTTTTATACAAGTGCAACACAGGCGAACATAGGAACTATTGCAAATATTCCGTTTACGCTTCACACCAACAACACAGAACGTGCCCGTATCGACTCCAGCGGTAACTTGCTGGTGGGGACAGCTTCCACATTAAGCAATACCGCTGCTCATCTTCAAGTTTTAGGTGTTTCAACTGATGATTCTCTTGCCGTGTTCAAGAATGGAAGCGGAAGATCGGCAGGAAATATCTTGTTTCAAAACGCTTCTGGAACACAGGTTGGTTACATTCAAATTCAAGCGTCAGCAACCGCTTATGTAACCTCATCTGACTACCGCCTGAAAAACACAGTTGCACCAATGACAGGTGCTTTGGCTAAAGTTGCCGCATTGAATCCAGTAACTTACAAGTGGAACTCTGACAATTCAGACGGTGAAGGCTTTATTGCTCACGAATTGGCTGAAGTTTGTCCTCATGCCGTGGTTGGTGAGAAAGATGCTGTGGACGCTGATGGCAATCCTCAATATCAAGGCATCGACACCAGCTTCTTGGTTGCTACATTGACAGCAGCCATCCAAGAGCTTAAAGCAACCGTAGACGCACAAGCGGCCCGTATCACAGCATTGGAGCAAGCATGACAATCACATGGAAAATCAATAACCTAGAACGCCAAACCTCTGATGGTCTTGTAACAGTAGTGCATTGGGGTGCTACTGCTGTTGATGGTGACTACTCTGTTGGTATCGTGAACACACAAGCCCTAGAGCGTGGTGACTCATTCGTGAACTACGACACCTTGACTGAAGAAACAGTATTGGGTTGGTTATGGAGCAAGATTGACAAAGACGCTGTGGAAGCCTCTTTGACAGCCCAAATCGAGGCTCAAAAAGCACCAGTAACTGCAAATGGTTTACCTTGGGGTGAGTAATGGCAACAGTTGACGCGACTGATGCTCGTCTGTCTACGCATGAAGAAGTGTGTGCGATGCGTTATGAGTCTATTAACAAGGCTCTAGAGCATGGCGAAAAGCGCATGACTAAGATTGAATATCTGCTTTATGCGGTGATGGCTGTTGTCCTGCTCGGCCCTGGTGTTGGGGCTGAGTTCTTCAAGAAACTTCTGGGGATTTGATATTGACCCGATTTCTGCAATGCTCATGCTGTCAAGCGCACTCAAGGGCATACGCTCTTGCTGTGAAATGCTGTCAGAGGGCAAAGCAGAGATTCAGCGAATAAAGAAGGGGATTTCTGATGCTAAAGAGATTGCAAAGGAAGTTTCTGGCTTTTGGTCTTGGATTCAAGGGCTTTTCTTACCGAAGGATAAACAGCCTAGCGCTGTTGTCAAGGTTGAAGAACCGAAGAAGAAAGTAAAAGATGAATATGTTGATTACATTCCTGATGAAGATGCTGTAATTGACCAATTCATTCGCCATGTTGGAGACTTCTTTAAGGCGCAAGCCTATTTGGTAGCCTATAAAGAGGATTTAGAAAGAAAGGTCTTTAGTTCGTCACATGGAGACAATAACATTGGCGCATTGGAACTTATCTCGATTGAGACAAAGTTGGTCAAGTGTGGTGCGGAACTGAGGGAGTTGATGAACGAGGCTCCTGCTCAACTCGGCCCGTTGTACAGTCGTTATAAAGCGATGTACTCTAAGATTCTTGATGAACAAAAGAAAGCTAGGGAAAGGGACAGAAGAAACGAAAAGCAGAGGCGCATAGACCAGATTAAGACGGAGAATGACAGGGTTGACCGCTGTGTTCCGCATTGGGTAACGCTTGGGCTAATCATTATCTTTTGGGTGTTTGTATGGCTAATATCGCAGAGTACGATGCAAAAATCTACTTTTGGGGGATGGTCTTATTCGCCACAGTTAGTTTTATCGCACTCCCTGCCGTTGCCTTTATCTATCTCGATAACAAGATTCTCTCTGAGCAAATGAAGGCAGACAGAAAGAAAACTGAGCAACTGAAACAGAAACTTGAAGAACAACTGAAAGAGGTAAAGCGTGAGACTCCTACCAATCCTAATCCTGATGGCGCTAGTCGGATGCGAGGACAGATACCGATACACCTGCCAAAACCCAGACAAGTTCAATTTACCTGAGTGCCAAAAGCCTCGGTGTTTGTTTACCCAGACTTGCCCAGAATATTTAGTTGCCCCTATCTTGGAGAAGAAAATTGAACAACCCCAACAAGCCGCCTCTGAGTCCAAGTGAGATTGAAGTTAGGGTGTGGGCCTTCGTGGTCGGCATCGTGACTGTCATTCTTGCTGGAATCGTATTCTTCATGTTGTATTCGGTGACTTTCGTGACTCAGCCGATTAAAAGCATGGCTCCAATTGACCAAGGTTATCTCAAGATGCTGAACGACATTGTTTTGCTGATTGTTGGTGGAATTGGTGGGGTGATGACTAAGAGGGCTGTTAGTAGCTCACCTAGTGAGCCACCAAAGGGAGAATCGCCCCCAAAGCCAAGTGACCCATCAGGTGCGTTGCCTGTATGGGTCAATCCTGAACTAGACGAGACTTGGGTTCCACCACCACCGCCA